CGAGGCTGATCACCTTGAGGATGTCATCGTCCATTATTCTTCGTATCCAATCGAGGCGAGGAACTCATCGAACAGATAACCATCCTCCATTGCTTCGAGGAGCATGTCCCCGTTGCAGATTGGGCGGTCATCAGGATGATCCATGATGAAGTTGGCGTAGGCATCCGACTGATGCAGTTCGTCTAGGGTATATTTGTTGATATTCATATTGCCATAATACGATGAATGGTTATTAAGTACAACGAAAAGATCAGATGTCTTGCGACCGCTGATACATGGCCTCTTCGAGTCGCTCGAGATTCTCATCGAGTTCGAGGAAGTTATGGCTGTGAATCTCTTGGCTGTACGGACAGATGTCGCCATAGATCGGCACACCGCGCTGGTTGGCTGACCGAATGGCCTTGAGGTCATCAGCGTAAATCGCATCCACGCCGAGCCGCTTACGCAGAATCTCAGGCGTCGAACCGCTGATCGGTCCGTCAGTCCATTGCACAGTTAGCATGTCTTAACCTTTCTTGTATGGGCAGGTGCTGATGCCGCAGGGTGAACCGGGCTTCGGCGGAATGCCATTACACATGGCGCAGCTGTACGGGTCCGGCTTGTTGCGCAGGAGCACCCGCTTGTAAATCTTCTCGAGGTTGTAGCTGTTCGGCCTCGGGAAGTGGCGTTGGACCTCAAGAGCTTCCTCTTGCGACTGGTAGTAGCCGTGGATGCTCGTGAACTTCTCGGCTCCGGGGGTGTCTGCTTTGCAGGACTGCCCATCAGGACCCCAGAACATATCGTATTTGAGGACCCAGAGCGGGTGGTCGAAGTCGATCTCTTCGATCGGTTTCCAGTTGTACATGATCTATTCTCCTATTACCATAATACGACAAGAGGATATTAAGTACATACTAAAAAGGGTCCCCGAAGGGACCCTCTCGAGTGGGGCTTAAGCCCCGAACCACACGAGTGTGGCTTAGTCTTCTTCTCTCAGCTTCTTGAAGAAGGCGAGATCGTCATCATCGTCATCGGCCATGGCCGTCGGCGCAGACTCAGCCGCACGCTCCTTGAAGTTTGGAGCAGCGGTATAAGACTCAGCAACCGCTTCACGCTTCTCAGCGCTAACAGGCGTAGCCGACCCGAGGACCTTCTCAAGGCGAGCCTTGAGATCGGCGTAGCTCTTGAACTCAGACGGTGCGATGAACGCCTGCAGAGGGTACTCGGACTTCCAGATGGCTTCGAGTTCATCATCAGACTCACGAAGAGCCGATGGCTTGTCGAACTCAGACTTATCGTAGTTCCGATAGCCTTCGAACTTGCGGATACGGAGGCGGAAGTTGGCGCCTTCCCACAGGTCGAATGGGTTGACGGCGGTCTCATCGGCGAACGATGGGTTCATCAGGTCGTTCAGCTTGTCGAAGATCTTCTTGCCGTAGCTGTAGAGGAAGACCTTGCCATTGTTGGCAGGATTGCCGGGGTCAGACACGACGTAGATGTTCGAGATGAACTTCAGACGGCGCTTCTGGCTGGAGGCGATCTTCTTGTCGTCCTCGTTGCCGGTGGCCCACAGAGCCGAGTTGTATTCGGACACGGGGTCATCCTCGCCGATAGTCGTGCGGGACTTCTCGATGTACCAGCCGCCTGGTCCTTGGAAACCGTGGTCCCAGACGCGAACGAATGGAACAGTCTCATTTTCTGGGGAGGGGAGGAAGCGGATGATGGCAGTGCCATTACCTTCCTTGTCGATGGTTGGTGTCCAGAAGCGTGTATCCTCTGTTCCCTTACCACCCTTCTGTGCAACCTTGGCCAGTTCACTGGTCAGGTCCGACAGGGCATTTGCTCTTTGTTTGCGTAGATCTGCAAAAGACATTGTATTCTCCGTATGTGTGTATTCGATGTATGTTTGGATGTGTAACCGAAGCTACCATCTATATATGAGTTTGTGGTGGCGTGACCTGTTAGGTCTTCGTAATCACTCAGACATTTCGTCCATGACTGATTTGAAGATCTTCTTGAACTTTGCACGATCAAAATCAAAGAATTGTGCGAGCTTATTCAGCTTGAACTTGACCTCTGGCCATTGGTATGTCTCAGTGATCTTAGCATCCCAAGAGTCAAAGAACCCACCGAGACTGTTAAGGATGATCAGCGTCTCTGGTCCAATCTTACCACGAAGGTAAGCCTTGAGCAGAGGCGGGTGTTGACCGTCGACGACGGTGAATGAATCCTTAAAGTTGTCTATTGACAGCAGCTGATCCTTGAAGGTATACGAGAGGGTCTCTCGCCTCTTCTTCATGGCCGTGTAAACACGCTGCGCTTCATCATCGAACAAGTCGCCAACCCACTTTGAGGTGTCCTCGAATAGGTTGGCGACTGCTAGTCCGAATGGATCTGGCTGTTTGGCCAGCTTGTGGAAAGAGTATTTGTCTCGTCTCTTCTCGAGAGATGCAACCGAGACATTTACTTTTCCGTTGTATTTGACATAGTCATAAGAAGAGGAAAAGTGTCTCTTCAGTGCTATGTACATCACGTAAGCATCAAACGAGTTCATCGATTAGACTGGCAACCTCGATGTTCTCGTCATGTAGTTGAGGTCCTCGGCGCTCTCTTGCAAGAATGCTTTGGCTTTGGTGCTGGTTTTGATCATTGCAGCAGCCGTCTCAATTTCAATGCCCTTAAGTCCTGCAACGTGGATGACTGCGTCCATGTAACCACATGAAGTGGCACGACTGAACTGATCAACCTCTTGCAAGAACTGGGTCGTATCGACCATTTTCTCAGGCTTAATCAATGACATATACAAGTGTCCTTAAGTGCGATAGAAGGCGTGACCTCCGATCGTAGTTGTGCGTCGGAACCTATTTGCCCAGCTAGGACGAGCCCTGAATGCATGGAAATAGGTGGCGCCGTGTGTATTGTCCGATGCATCTTCTCCGGTATATACACGCTCGGCTATTTCTTGTGCCCTCTCCCAAAGAGGACCACGGGGTGATGCGTATCCTTGCCTCACCCAAGAAAATTGGGATGGTTGGTGAACCACACCGCAGATTGTATTACGAAACTGTCCATTGCGCATGCGGTTCATAGTAACGTGAGCAACAGCACGCATGCCGTCGACCCCTTCACCACGGGCCTCATAGTAGATGTTTCGAGCTAGACAGTTGATTTCAGCGATGTTGGCTGATCTTGTGTTGACTGGTTCCCTAGAAGCTTCAGCTTCCTCCCTCAATACCTGCTCATATGGGACCGGGACCGTCTGTTGACTCACCTGAGCAGGGGGTGAGATGATGAGTTCTTGCGAACTCTGCGAACTTGCCGAACCGGCAAGTAGTAGAGACGCACAAATAGCGCCTCCAAGTAGAGTGTATGTTTTTAGCAACACCTACCTCCTTTTGTTGTTTATTAAATTGAGTATCAAGAGCGAATCTCTTGACCCCACACCTTAATGCATCATTAGGTGGTACGGCGGATCTTACTTTGATCCTATCTCACACGATCAATGTGAGACTAGTGGGTCCGTTCTGTTTACACGTGGAACCCATACGCATTTCACTTAGGCCGCTAGGGCGTAAGCTACGGTAGCCTCGTTATCGTTTGCATTTAAGCAGTTTGCGCATTTGGCCGGTGCTTCCATCCGGATTCTCCACTCACTCCGTCGCGGTAATCGAAACTGGTCGCCCCCATCATAAACCGCCAGAAAAACCTTATGGTCTCGGCTCGTCACCCTGATAATCCACGGGGTCTGGCGGTTTATGGTGGAGGCGCGGGGAATCGCACCCCGGTCTTACCAACAACTCGATGGCTTCATCGAATATCGTACAGCGATTTCTCACTGGTAGCTTATTTATACCTCGCCGGTATAATAATGTACATAGGCAGATGGAACCATTTCGTGTTCATATCTTGCCCTGATCTTGTCAGACGTCAGGCAGGTTGCCGGCTTTGGCAGTCATTATGCTCGGCCACAACCCTTTCAACGGACTGCGGTAGGATGTGCCTGACGTCTGGTCTTGTCAACGTACAGCCCTAAGGCGTGCACTTTATAACCCCAGTCATTAGGGGTGGCCGTGACCTGGGTTCATGCTACGTAGCCCACTACACCGAGACCCAGGCTGTACGTTGATTCTTAACAGGCCATATATGGCCAGTTGTGTTAGTTTTTGTAGCTTAAGAGGCCATATATGGCCAGTTATGGGATTTAAGGATTAGCCTCTGAACTCTAGGCTCTCGTGCCATCCATAAGCAACACCGAAACGTGGGATGCCGGCCGGAGTCTTGAGGAAGGAACGAATGGTCGCGCCCTCATACTTTCGCCAGTTGGCCAACAGTTCTTTGGCGAACTCCTTAGTTCCCTTGATGCCGGCCTTAGGGTGTTCACCGTTCTCGGTCAGTCGGCCGTCAGGCATTCTGAAGGTCACAGCTTTGGCGTGACCAGCCCAGTTGCCCTTGCCCTCATGGACCTCGAGGATTTCGTATTCCTCATCAAAGAACTCTTTACGCTTCATGAGACCCTTGGATCGCTTGCCGTTGCCCTCGTAGGGGGTGTGTTGCAGGCGAACCATTTGCCCCTCGTACCCGTCTTCCATGTAGCTGGCATACAGTTCATTGAGTTCGTCTTCAGATCCCACCTGATCAGTCCTGACAAACTTGACAGGAGACTCATCGCCCAGCTCATCCAGAATCTCACGCAGCACGTG